AGGCGATTGCATCAATTCTTCCAGTTTCCCCGATGAAATGTAAGCACCATGTCTCCGAATAGCTGGAAGAACTTCATGCGTAATCCACATTTTGAATTTCTTGGCTTCTTCTTTTCTGGATAACAATATGACTTGATAAAGGGCGGATTCGTTTATCAATGCTGTCTTTTGGGGCCTCTTGAGATTATCGGTGAGGTCCATAGTATGGACGTCATCTTTTTCTAATCTTTTGATCACATTTCGATGATTTGTGATTTCTAAAACTTTGCACACATCTTTCAGCACCCACCAAATTTCACCATCCTTTACGGTCGTTCTGACCTTATGGTTTTCGTAATTAAAAATTTGTAATTTACACATAAAACACTCCAAAATTTAAAACGGTTTCAAAAATTAGGTAAAACCCCGGGGATTGCGTCTCGATTCCGGACACGTTAATGAAATTTTCTCTGTTGTTTTACCTGTAGTTTTAGTTTTTATTACGGCGGAATAAATTCGCTCATCATCGCATCACCCATTGATAATTTTGTAAAAAGCCTTTTTTCTTACAGCCATCGGATCAATTCGCGCATAATCGCAGATTCTGAAATAATCAGGATCGTTGTAGAAAATCCAAACGAAAGCGTGTCTTTGATTCTCGTAAGATCTTCCGAACAAATCGTCTATTGCCTGCAAAACGACCGAACACCAAAGCTCTCTTTCCGGATAAATCATCACAAACTCCACGGAATATCCTGACCTGTCATGAATTCAGAATACGAAATATGTTCGGGCGTAATGATTGCCAGCACTCGATTTTTGTCGGGATAAACGCCGTTTTTATCGTGTTCGATGCCGATTTTTATCACCACGTCCAGATTGTTTAGATCCGCAAAAGATTCGATCGTTCTGGCTTTCTGAGCAATTTCGCTCATGTCTTTCGGATTAATCCCCTTTGCTGATTCGAGGATTGCACGAATGCGCGCTCGTCCCATGATTACCCAGCTGTCGTTGCCGGAAAGCCCGATCTTATCGAAGATTTTTCGCTTGGCATACTTACCTTCGAGAATGATAAATTCGCAATCTAAGTAAGACGTATCGCCATTTTTCGAGTGAGTAATGCAGTTGTCGACAGGATCATTACCTCCATTGATGACAAACCTGGCTTTCGCAAGAGTGTTGGCAGGAATTAGTTCGTAATTCGACTGCGCCCCTGCATCGTTAAAATCAATCATTATTTACCTCCTTTAATTTTCTTTAACAATTTTCCCAAATCAGCGGCTTCAATTTCATCCAAACGCCCTGATCGATCTTTTGCAGGGAATCCTCCGTGGTTCAAAGTCTGGCATACAAATTTACGCTCCGGCTGACCATCTTCATTTTTGTATGGAATCATCGAAATGACTTCATCGAGCACTCCCGGAATTTCAACCGATATTTTCGTGCCTTCGATTTGCGGGATCCAAAAAGTATTGTTGAAATCATCCGTCTTTGAATCCAAGAGACCAACGAAGATTATGTCTTTGTCCGGAATGTGCTGAAACTGATTCAACCAAGCTGACATTTCAGTGGCGAGCAATCCATAGGAAGCTCTCAAGTCGGGTTTTCCTGTGCGCTCAGAGCAAGCTTCGGGCTGAACTTTGCACCACAGCAGACAGATTTTCGAAGCAATTGTGATCGAATCAATAAAGATGCACCTGTATTTCGAAAAGTTGCAATCCTTGAATTTTGCTTTGGCCATGTCGAAGTGTTTCTGACTATAACAAGATTTGGATGCAGGATTAACGCCACCGATGAGGCAGGCAATGTCACGTGCATCTTCCCAAGTACGAACGGAGATCGAATCTCCATCCCAGCAACCTTGTACTGCCAGCAATCCAGCTTCAAAATCAAGGCAGAGAGTTGGTTCGTTAAGGGTTTTTAGAAGACTTGTTTTCCCAATTCCATACTTCCCGAAAATAGCGAGCTTTACGCCAGTATGCTGTTTCAGCCTTTCATCTGCAGAAATTATTTTCATTGTTCATCTCCTAAATTATTGGCTTCTGGTAATTTGATTTGATACTTAGTTTTTCCCGGAGTGACCGTACGAGCCGGTTTAAACAACAGCTGATATTCGTAGGAGAAATTAGAGTAAATTCTCTCATCGATGGAATGAGTTGTTTTGATGTAGTCTCGGCGGTGCGACTCAGGAATGGTTTTGATAATTTCCTCAATTTTTTGAGAATCCCAGGTGACTTTCTTCGGCACTTCAGCAACAATTTGAAAACCATGATCTATGAATTTCGTTGTGCCTGTGTCTTTATTTTCAAGCCGAAGATTTTCCTTAACGGTTTCGGAAAAACGAAGATTCAAAGCATCATCGAGCTTTGCTTTGAGTTCCTTAGCATGGCTTAAAAGCCTAGCCACCTGATCAGAAAGATCGGCAAGATCAAATACTTCAAGAGAACTCAGCTCTTTGGTATTCATGGTTTCGATGACTGATAGATTTTTGCTCATTCTTTTTCCTCCCTTAGTTTTAAACAAACAAAAATGCTTTTTAGAATTTTCGAAGTGCTGAAATGCGATTTTGATTAATCTTAAATCCCGATATATCGAAGATCTGGAAACGCCGAGTATTTGTGATATTTCTATAACAGTATGATCTACCAAAAGCCGACAAATCAGCCGATGTTTCATTGGCATTTCATTTAAAAATGCAGAAATATCAAAACGGTTTTCTAACAAATCATGATATTGATCTGAATTATAAGTATCTCGATCCTGTCGCATTTCATCGGAATACTCAGAAAATTTGATAACAGAATCTCGTTTCTTTCGCGTATAAGTTTCAATTAACGTTGCGCAACTTCTATTTAGTACTCTTCTAACAAAGTGTTCCAGTTGACCGTAACGTTCATCGAATTTCTCAATACAAGAAATAATTTCGTACATAAGTTCCTGCTCTAAATCTTCAATTTCCATAAAAAGAAACAACGCATTACGCTTTAGATTTTTCGCAAAAGTTTTAACGTTCGAAACAATTCTTTTATCAATTCCATCATACCGATTCATAGCATTCTCAATTCAAAAAACGTAATCAGTATGGAGGAAAAAACAAAACCAAGACATCAGTTGCAAGAGAAAAAGCATCAGTTATAGCTATATAAGAATCCTCAAAAATGAGCGTTCGATTTTTAAAGACATCAGTTGTATGTATTTTTATGCATTTTTAAAACGATTCTTTCATTCAAAACATATCTATGATTTTTAATCTCGATAATTTTGTTTGGACTTCCCTGGTAAGCCCTTTTTATTTTGGTTTGTATCTCCCAAATTAATTGGCGTACGTATTGTGCGGTTACAATTTTTTTGGTTATTCGTTCCATTTTTGTAGCCAATTCATACCACGTAGAACCAAATTCATTAGAATTGTTCAAAGCGAAAGAAGTTTGCTTTGAGAAAATAAGTTTCATCAATTCTATTTGTTGCTTGGATTTCTTATCCAAAACTTTTATATCGTCAAAGAAAAGCCCTTCGTCGGTGAAATAAGCAGGGATTATCTTGTTGCATGGGGTGTGGTTATTTCCTTTAAGATCACGTGCATTTTTGCGAATTTTTAATAATTGATTCTTTAAATACCTAAGAATATTCGATGCAATATTTATTTTTTTTAAACATACTCAATTCCTTCTACAACAATATGAATATGGGGTTATTTTTATAATTATAGTAAATATTAATAAATTTTTAATAAATTCACGAAATATATCAAACGGAAGACTATCAAAACTAGATCCAACCTAAAAAACTAAAAATTTTTGAAAAAAGTTTGAACATTTTCTCCCGAAAAACGGAATAAACATATATGGGAGGACCAATGAACATACTTGCACTCGATCTAGGATCGCACCTTGGCTATGCAATTTTATCTAATGAAAAGATCATAAGCGGCACGAAGAAGCTGAAGAACAAGACTTTCGGTCAGAGATTCTTGGATTTTCTGCAATGGCTGTACTGGACCTTAGATCAATACGAAATCGGGAAAGTATATTTCGAAAGAGTTCGCCGACACCTGGGAACTGAGGCTGGACACGTGTACGGAGCTTTTATGTATATACTTGCGGCAGTATGTGAAGCTCATCAAGTACCATATGAAGGTTGTGAAGTGGGAGAAATCAAGAAGTACATCGCGGGACACGGGAGGGCTACAAAGGACGAAGTAGTCAAGGCGATGTCAAACCTCGGCTTCAGTCCTGCAGATGATAACGAGGCGGATGCTCTTGCTATTTTGCTTCTGGCAATCGCCAAGGAGGAGGGTCAACCATTGAATAGGCATTATGGGCGAAAAATTTCGTGTCAAACGAAGCAGGGTCCTTCCTCAAATTTGAGGGTGCGGAGCGCAGACCCCCGCGATTTAGCTAGCGACAGAGGTTTTTTAGGGGTTGACTTGGCTCATTATTACTCAAGAATCCTTGAAAATGCAGTAAATGAAGGTCTTCGATCATGAGTAATGTCCCCGAAAATCTCTCAAGCATCAATAGTAATCTAAAGTTCAAAACATTCAAGACAGCTGACCTCGTTGAATACGTGAGAAACCCTCGAAAAAACAACGAAGTGGTAGACAAAATGGTTGGCTGCATCAAGGAATTCGGATTCAGAATACCAATCGTTGCAAAAAGTGACGGAACAGTTGTTGATGGACATTTGAGACTCAAAGCCGCAAGAAAATTAGGGTTATCCGAAGTCCCTGTCGTAATTGCAGACGATCTGAGCGAGGCTCAAATTAAAGCCTTCCGTCTGTTAGCTAATCAATCGGCCAATTGGGCGGAATGGGATGAGGAGTTACTCAAATTAGAACTTGAAGAACTCAAGGAAATGAACTTTGATTTGGGTTTAACAGGGTTCGATTTAGATGAAATCAGCGAAATTTTAAAGAGCGATATTGATGAAAGCACGTCAGAATCAAATGACGAAGAGCCACAGCAAGAAATGAAGATTGTGAGCAAATTGGGCGATCTTTGGATACTCGGAAATCACAGACTTCTTTGTGGCAATTCAACAAGCGAAAGTGATGTTCGAAAGCTGATGAACGGTCAATTAGCCGATGTGGTGTTCACCGATCCGCCTTACAATGTGAAGGTTTCAAACATCTCCGGGATTAACAAAGAACACAAACATGCGGAATTTCTCATGGCTTCGGGAGAGATGTCGGAGGAAGAATTTATCGAATTTCTCTCAAAGATTTTTCATAATTTGGCTTTGTTTTCTAATGACGGTTCTCTTCATTACGTTTGCATGGATTGGAAGCACGTCTACGAAATTATTACGGCGGGAAAGAAGAATTACGACACCTTAAAACAGCTCTGCATTTGGAACAAGGGAACTGGAGGTATGGGAAACTTCTACCGCAGTCAGCATGAATTGATCTTTATCTTCAAGAACGGAAAAGGAGAAAAACCATTTCACGGAAATCGAAGCAACGTTTGGACTTATCCGGGAATGAACAGCTTTGCGACGGAAAACAGAGATGAATTGCTGGCATCACATCCGACGGTTAAATCATTACCATTGGTGAAGGACACAATATTAGATGCGTCGGATGAAGGAGATTTGGTTTTAGATTTATTCGGAGGTTCGGGGACCACATTGATTGCAGCAGAAGAAACGAATCGCAAATGTTTCATGATAGAACTTGAACCAAAATATGTAGACACAATTATATACAGATGGATGAATTTAACAGATCGACGAGTCATTCATGCTGCAACAGGTAAGGCTTTCGAAGATATTAGTGCCGAAAGGTTCGTTGCATGACTGAAAACGTTTTAAAGTACCAAACATTTGCCGTTGATAAATTAATCGAGTACATTCGCAATCCTCGAAACAACGACGAGGTAGTCGACAAGATGGTCGATTGCATAAAAGAATTCGGGTTCAGAATACCGATTGTCGCAAAAAGCGACGGCAGTGTTGTTGACGGACACCTGAGATTAAAGGCAGCGAAGAAACTCGGATTAAAAGAAGTTCCTGTTGTGCTGGCAGATGATCTTACTGAAGCTCAAATCAAAGCATTTCGTTTGGTAGCGAATCAATCGGCAAATTGGGCTGAATGGGATAAAGACCTTTTGCGGTTGGAATTGCTGGATCTGAAAGGAATGGATTTCGATCTCAACTTAACGGGATTCGATTTAAGTGAAGTGGATCGATTAATCCAAGAAAACAAAACCATTCAAGAGGATGAATTCGAGGAAGATATCGAAGAAAAAGAGGTAATTACAAAGCCCGGAGATATTTGGATTTTGGGAAATCATCGCTTGATGTGCGGTGATGTAAAAGACGAAAAAGCGATCAATCGTCTAATGGCAGGTCAAGTTGCCGATATGGTCTTTACTCATCTCAAGGAAGAAACAGTAATAGAGCAACTTCCTCAAACTTTCAGAAATCTCAAAAATAAAACTAAAGACGGGGGTTTGTTTTTCCTCGGAACAAATTGGCAACGCATGTACGAAATTTTGTCCGCAGGCAAATCAGTCTTCGACGAATATAAACAGCTTTGTGTTTGGAATAAAGGGGTCGAACAGCAAGCCGAACTTTACACAAATCAATTAGAACTATTCTTTGTTTTCAAAAAGGGGGAAGCAAAACATACCAATAATTTTGGTTTGGGAGAGACGGGGCGATATCGGACGAATGTCTGGAGTTATCGAGCAGAGGAAGTTCCGGTACAGTTGGCTGCTGATGCCATTTTGGATTGCTCACATATAAATGAAGTAATTCTCGATCCTCTCGGAGGAAGAGGCACAACCTTGATCGCGTCCGAGGAAACAGGCCGCAGATGCTGTATGATGGAAATTGATCCAAAATATTGCGACTTAATCATCAGACGCTACCTAAAATATACAGGGCAAGAAGCGTTTTTGGAATCAACTAATAAAACATTCAACGAAATGGCGAGTGAATAATGGCACTAATTTCGCAATCAGAATGGGCAAGACGTCAGGGATTTTCAAAGCAATACGCCGCCAAGTTGATACGACAGGGAAAGATAACGCTGATCGACGGAATGATTGACGAATACACCGCCAATGCCGAGCTTGAAAGCTATCGAAACATTCATCTTCCGAAGCAAAGAAAGAGTCAGGGAACTTATTTTGTACGAGACGATATGCATCAGCTTTTGATGAAAACCAAGCTCAAAAACGAAATAGAAAAAGGGAAATTGCTCGAGGCGAGAGTAAAGGCTGAAACGGGCGAATTAGTTCCTATTGATGAAGTAAAAAAGGCGTTGTTTTCAAAAGCGAGGATTGTAAGAGACGGAATTTTCTCAATTGCGGACAGGATTTCCTCACTTCTTGCAAGCATAGATGACGCAGCAGAAATTCATGAGATTTTAATGAAAGAGTTTCGTACGGTTTTGGAGGAATTATCGAGAGATGACTTGCGATGATTATCTGAAATCTTTTGAAAGAGGAATCAAGCCGGATTCGGTGATCAGTGTCTCTGACTGGGCAGATGCTAACCGAGTGTTATCAAGAACGGCATCCTCAGAGCCGGGAAGGTTTAGAACTTCAAGGACTCCTTATCTGAAAGAAATCATGGACGCGCTTTCGCCTTCATCACCGTACGAAAAAGTGGTGTTTATGAAGGGTGCGCAGATTGGGGGAACCGAAGCCGGAAACAATTGGATTGGATATATGATCGATCAGGCTCCGGGGCCGATGCTAGTTGTTCAACCAACCGTGGAAATGGGAAAACGCTGGAGTAAAGGTCGCTTAGCTCCTTTAATTGAAGATACTCCGTGCTTGCGGAATAAGGTGAAAGATCCACGAACAAGAGACTCCGGGAACACAGTTCAGAGTAAAGAATTTCCGGGCGGTCAGGTCGTAATCACGGGTGCAAATTCGGCAGTTGGTCTTCGATCAATGCCAGTGAAATACTTATTCCTGGACGAAGTCGACGCTTATCCTCCTGATGCCGATTCAGAGGGTGATCCTCTTACACTGGCGATTCAAAGGACGGCAACTTTTACAAGGCGCAAAATATTTATCGTTTCGACTCCGACGATTCAGGGATTATCGAGAATTGAAAAAGAGTTCAACGAGACCGATCAAAGATACTATTTTGTACCGTGTCCGTTCTGTGACGGCTATCAAACGCTGAAATGGGAGAACATTCACTATGATCAAACTGATTCTAAAGTGTCTTATGTTTGTGAATTTTGTAAAGAACATATTGATGAAAGATACAAAACTGAGATGCTCCGAAAAGGAAAATGGCAACGTGACGTTGCATCCGAAAATTCGCTCCGCGAGGAGGGAAAAAAGAAAAATCAGTCACAGCCTACGGGGGCTTCCCGCCGAGAGGGAAAAACAATAGGCTTTCACTTGAGCTCTTTGTATTCACCAATTGGCTGGATGAGTTGGGAAACCTGCTATCGCAATTATGAATCGGCGAAAAAAGATGAACAGTTACTAAAAGCGTGGACGAATACGACCTTGGGATTGCCTTGGGAAGAAAAAGGTGACGTGCCGGATTGGGGATTGCTGTTTGATCGAAGAGAGAGCTACAAAATCGGCCGAGTTCCGAGAGGCGGATACGTTCTCACTGCGGGCGTTGATGTTCAAAACGATCGAATCGAGTTAGAAATTGTTGCTTGGGGCAAGGATCACGAAAATTGGTCAGTTGATTATCGAGTGATTTACGGAAATCCTACAACTCAGGCTCCATGGAACAAATTATCTGAAATTCTGAACGAGGAGTTTGAATCTGAAGACGGAGTTTATCGAAAAATCAACATGATGGCGGTAGATTCTGGATTTGCGACGCAGCATGTTTACGACTGGGTGAGAAAACAACCGATTCACAACGTTATGGCTGTGAAGGGGGTAGATAATTCGCTGGTTTCACTGAACGCTCCGACTAAAGTCGACGTAAATAAGCGAGGAAAGAAAATAGCCAACGGAGTGAGATTGTGGAAGGTTGGGGTTTCACTCTTAAAAAGTGAATTTTACGGATGGCTCAACAAGTCTGAGGCTTGGCGCGAAAATCTGCTCCGCAAGGAAGAAAAAAATCAATCATTGCCCGCAGTGGCTCACTGCCTGTCCGGAGGACAAATACCGGATGCAACGTCACGTTGCTGCCATTTTCCGGAGTATAACACAGAGTATTTCAAGCAAATCACTGCAGAACAGTTGGTAACCAAGATTGTTAGAGGATACCCGAAAAGAGAATGGAAGAAGATTCGAGATCGCAACGAAGCCCTGGATTGCCGGATTTATGCAAGAGCAGCGGCAATAGCTTTGGGAATCGATCGTTGGTCAGATCAGAAATGGCAGCAGATTATGGAGCTGAGTAACCCGGAGGAAAAACCGAAGGTTACAAGAAGACTTAAGAAAATTAGGAGCAGTTTTCTGTGATAAGCGACAGCGAAAAATTAGAAATCATAGAGAAAGCTATTCTGGAATTGCAGTCTGGAAAAAGAGTGACTTCAGTTACCTATGGCGATGTTCATGTGCAATATGCGTGAGCAGATTTGGAGCAATTGCTCAAATTAAGAAGCCAAATAAAAGCGAATCTCAAAAATTCAAGCAAAAGGCAGATTATTTTTACGACATCCAAGGCAACATGATGTTGCATCCAGTGTTTGCCCTCCCGGCGGGGAAATAGTTTCAAATATTAAGACAGAGTGATGAAAATTTTCAATTCGATAGCAAATCTGTTCAAGAAGAAAGCCCAAGCACCATACGACGGAGCGGGACACGGTAAGAGATTGAACAATTGGTATCCTACAGGATCATCAATCAACTCTATTTTGGACTCAAATTTAAGCACACTGAGGATCAGATCGCACGATATTATCAGAAAGAATCCGTATGCTGCGAATGCTGTCGAAGCGATCGTATCAAATTGTATCGGTACGGGCATCAAACCTCAATCTAAAGCAAGAGAGGCGGATTTTCGGAAAAGGATTCAGGAATTATGGCTTCAGTGGACGGACGAAGCGGGTGTTTCAGGAATTTGTGATTTCTATGGCTT